CGTAGCTGGCCGCCGTACTGGTAAGACATACGGTTGCGCCGCCCCGTTCGTGCAACGCAACATGGAGCGCATGGAAGGCTCCACAGGTGGCATCGTCGTACCTACCTACAAACACGGTCTCACCAACACGCTGCCTTGTCTGTTCTCTGCCTGGCAACAGATGGGAATCTTCGAGGGTGTCCACTATGTTGTGGGCAAGATTCCACCAAAGCACTTCAAGGAAGCCAAGATCGAACCACGCGAGTTTGAGCACGTGATATCCTTTTTCAATGGTTCCCGTGCCGTGCTCATCTCGCAAGACCGACCAGGAACAGCCAACTCCCTCACGCTGGACTGGCTGCTCATCGACGAGGCAAAATTTATCGACTTCCAAAAACTCAAAGACGAGGTCTTCCCTGCCAATGGTGGTACCAAACTCCACTTTGGCCGTTCCGCGTTCCACCATTCCATCATGATCCTCTCAGATATGCCACAGTCATCCAAAGGCTCGTGGTTCCTCAACTATCGCGAGAAGATGGATCCCGAACTCATCGCTGCCATCCTGTCCTATGTCCGTGACATCTGGCAGCTGCGCCAACGCAAACAAGGCTTCAAAGACCGTGGAGAAGAAGTGCCAAAGTACATCGACGAGCACATTCGCTCCACTGATAAACGCCTCAACCAGCTGCGCTCTGTCGCTGTCTATTACAAAGAGTATTCCTCCCTGGAGAATATCGACATTATCGGACCTAAGTACATCGCACAGATGAAGCGTGACCTGCCACCGCTTACCTTCTGGACATCCATCATGTCCCGACGCATCGAGTTCCTCAAGGATGGATTCTATTCCTCCATGCGAACCAACCACAGCTACACATCCTCAGACTTTGATGTGCTCGATCAGTTGGGATTCAATAAGACCGAAGCCGAGTACCGCAAACTCATCAACTCACAAGCCGATGCCGATGTCAACCCAAACCGACCCATCTGTATTGGCATGGACTACAACGCCAATATCAACTGGATTGTGGCTGGCCAACCTGATTACGACAACGGCAAACTCCGTGTCATCAAGTCCTTCTATGTTAAGTTTGAGCGTAAGATACCCGAACTCATTGCGGACTTCTGCCATTACTACAAACTCCACAAGGCCAAGAAAGTCATCTTCTACTACGATTCCACCGCCCTTGGTTCTAACTATGCCGTCAATAAGCAGGACTTCAAGTGGACGATTGTTAACGAGTTCAAGAAGCACGGATGGCAAGTGCAGGCTGTCTATTTGGGAAACCCCATGAAGCATAACGAGAAGTACCTGCTTATCAACGAGGGTTTCTCTGGCCGTGGCAAACTGATGCCAATGATTAACCGCGAGAACAACGAAGATCTCCTATTGGCCATGCAAACAGCTGGAGTTGAGAAGGGACGCAATGGTTTCCACAAGCACAAAGCTGGTGAGAAACTGCCCGAATCCGAAGAGAACCTATTAGAGCACCGTACCGATGGCACCGATGCTTTCGACACGCTCTATATAGGCTGCAATAACTTCCCTCAATCTGTACGCACACACGTGGATGTCAGCGGAGTAGGATAGCATTTTGCGCACGTCCGCAACATGCTTCCGTCCGTGTCTTTTTGCGCGTGCGTATATTTTTATATCTTTGCATCAAATTTCACAGCTATGAAATATCTTTCACAAATAGAAAAGCAGTTCAACCGCCTGTTCACATCTACCGAACTGGGCACCGTGTACGCTCGTACTGGTTCCTATTCCGTGTCGCTCACTGTCACGGTCGGCACACATTCCTTCACCATCGCTGGCATCACCTCCGAGACCTTGCACAAAGCTGCAGGTGATCGTTGGTACTTCTACGGTGTATATGAGAACCTGCGCAATCTCTATTTGGACAACAACCTCACGCTGTCTTCTGTGTCCTTTGTCTACACCATCACCGATGATGCAGCCCCCACTACCTACAACGCCACCGTCACCGACACCGAGAATATCCTGTTCTGCCTTAGCAACGTATCCGGCCTCACCGCTCAACAGTTTGTTGATGCCAATTGTTTAATGTCAAGCTCTGTTGGTTACATCTGCGATGGTGTATCTATTCCTCTGAAGTTATATGCATTATTTGTTCCTGTAACTGGTAATAATCCAATTATTCAACGCATACCATATCGTGAGAGATATTACTACTATGACTCCAATGGTGTCGTTCAAGTAAACCAATTGACTTCGTTTTTTAACACTCAAGGTTTATTATCTGATACACTAACCAAACCAAATAATATTGCCAATGATAGATTTATCAAGGCTATATTTGATTGCGGTTCACGCTATTTCACAGTCTACAACCTCCTCAACCCCCGCACCGAGACCTTCCGTTTCCGCAATCGCTGGAACACGGAGGAGATATGTGTCATCCCGTGCTCCATCCAGTCCGAACCCAAGACAGAGTACGAACTGGCCACCTGCAACGAGGTAGATGTCGCCTATGATGTCGAGCACCGCACAGAACACACGCTCAAGTCTGCTCCTATCCATAGTCAGATGTATCAGACGCTGCTTCAGCTATGCCGTTCGCACAAGGTCGAGTACCTCACGCCATCAGGCTACCAACGCATCAATATCAAGGAGTACGACCTGCCCAAGTCCACCGAACCCAGCTCCACCATCACGCTGGAGATGACCTTTGAATTAGCCGCCCTAACCGAAACCATCCAACTATAATGGCCACCGAAACACAAAATATGGCTCCTCAAGTCCGTGCGCAATACTTTCAGGCATGGAACGAGACGATGATTAAGATATGGCGCGAGCGCATCAATATGTTAGGCGTTATCGAAGACCCGCGTCGTAAATCTCGTGAAGGACAGCCACACCTCTATGAGCGTCTCACCTTCCTGCCAGTTACGCACGATGGCCGATATATGGAAGTATCGCTCACGCAAGAGTTTCTGGAGTACGGTCTGTATCAGGATTTTGGAGTTGGACGCGAGAAGTATCGTGGCAATCCTGGTGATATAGGTAAGACCACCAAAGCGGGTAATGCACGCCATTTCCGTGAACGCCGCAAGTGGTTCTCTACATCCTACTATCGCAGCGTGATGAACATGAAGGAGTTTATGGCTGAGAATATGGGGCATGAATTTATAGGACTAATCTCGGACGCTTTCGAGCGCACCGCTAAAGCATAACAATTATGAAAATACAATTCAAAGACATGGAAGATTATCCAGTGCACATGATCATATGCATTGTTTGCGTGTTTGCACTGATTGGTATAGGAGCTTTTGCAGTTTGGTACCCACCACGTGGGGAGATTACTGAAAACATCCTGAAGTATTGTTGGATTTTGGTATTTACTATTGCCATCTTCCAGATTCGCCCCATCCTCAATGAGGCTAAGTCTATTCGCCTCACTCGAGGTAATACTACCATTGAGGCCGTAGGTAAAGACGATGAACAACCACAACCCGATGCCGACAAAAAGTAGATGTTGATAATATAAATTTTCGTTTTGAAGCCACCGCCTGAGAAGGTCGTGGCTTTGTAATAAATCATTAAACAACCATTGGCGAGCCATTGGCGAGCCATTAAAACTTAATAATTATGAGAGTAGTATTATCAGTTATGTATGACGAGGCAAGCGGAAAGCTTGATAAAAAGCGTCGTCAGTACATCGCAATGAACAAACACACGGGCAAACATTATGCCGCTGTGTACCACGACCGTGAGGATCCTAATACAGAGGATCAACAAGAGGTTCGTACGGAGTTTAAGAACAAATCCATTGCAGCAGCTGCGTGGTGGAGGCTGAACAAGAAATCCGAAACCAATCCAAACGGAACTGCTTTGTATCAGTTATTGATGAAAAAGTACGCTGCGCAATTCAAGTATGGCAATCCGTATTCCTACCTTCGATCGCTCGTTAAGGATGACCTTACCATTGACCTAACTCTGCCATCGTCTGGCACTGGAGGAGGTGGAGGTAATCAACAGCAGGATGATGACGATCAGTTCGACGGATAATCTCCATTTTCAACTCAAAAAAGGTGCTTTTCAAATGCAAAAGCACTTTTTTTTATGCAAAACTGCATTTTTTTGCAAAAATATTTGGTCATATCAAAAAAAAGCAGTACTTTTGCATCGCT